TCACCAAAACTTGATGTTTTTCTTTTATGCATGAAACTGTATATTTTTTCAGCTTTTTCAGTGTCATACAGCAAATTACCTATTATCTTTTTCATCTGAATCACTCCAATCTAATATAATTTCGTTCCACAATAAAAACAGTATTCAAACAAGCCTGGATCAACGTCGGTCAATTCATCACCACATGCAGGACAAAACTTTTTTCCCTCAATTATGCATGGCTCTTGAGGTTCTTCTCTTTTTAACAGTCTTTTATTTTGTCGCTCCAACCGTTCGATATGTCTTTCCATTTTGGCCGATTTATCGATTAATCCCTTTATAGGTTTTAATGCCTCATGTACATCACCCATACGTAAAACAGCTTTTGCATTGCTTCCCTCATATGCATTCATTTCTAAAAAAACTATTGCTTGTTCTAATGATATTTCTTTATTTTCCATTTTTATCCCCTATCCAATAACGCTTAATTTCATTAAAGACGTGTGTTTTGAAGTGTCCTAATGGTCTTTCTCTAAAATAACAAATGAACAAGTAACCTACTAATTCCTGCTTAACAGCAAAAATAGAATTACAGGAACATCCTATTTTTGTAGTTCCAATTCTTAACGTTTCTGTTTGTCCTTTATCGCTAACAATATAATCATAGTCTTCTATTCCAAATGCCGAACATATCGGTTTAATTTCTTTTAGCACCTCGATACGTTTTTCTTGAAGATATTTTAAGTAATCATTCATTTTCATCATCCTTTTCTTTCTGTCCTAAATAATCAATAATTAAAATCGTTATTATTGCTTCTGCTGCGATGGTCAGGATTACACCTAACCAAAAATCACTTACTATCATTTATGTACGCCTCCTAAGTAAACTGCTTCTCTATCATTTTCCGCATCTTCTTTACCCCAACAAATATACAGGAGTGTCACATTAGGTTCATCGTGGTTATACATCTTCATAAGTGTTAGAAGATTACCACCATTGGCATAGTATTGATATCCAAATGTTTTTCTTAAACTGTGCATACCAAAAGTAAAATCGATGCCCACTTCCTTTGCATTTCTAGATACAATTTTATGTGCACGCTGTCGCGTTATAGGATAAACGTATTTCTTACCGTTCTGAACCTTCTTTTGTCCAAGAAACAAATAATCATAGTCTGTTAGATTGTTTCTATTTATGTAATCCAGAACATCATTATGCAGTTTCTTATTCATCTTAAAATTTTGCATCTTAGCGGTCTTATTTTCCTTTATATGCACGTATCCTTTTTTTACGTCTATTACCCTTAGTTGAAGTAAATCTTCGGCTCTGAAAGCTGTATTAAAGCCTAACATGCACATCATCCAGTTACGATCAGCTTGGTATTTTTTGATTGGCGTTTTTGCTTTGTCTCTTTTCCTTAGAAGATTGAACATAAATTCATCAAGCTGCTTTTTGTCTTTTATTGGTAAGGTTTCATGCTGACCGCCAAAATGCTTTATTCGTCTTGCCAATTTATCACCCCTTTGGTGCAATATAACCTAAATATTATATTGCATTTATATTTTCCCTCTAATTCCATATGTACCAACGGATTAGAGAGAATTTTTAATAAAAATAGTTTTTATGATTTTCTATCCTCTAAAAATGCTAAGAATCCATAAAAGAAGGCTAACACTAATGCTAATTTAGATTGCGGTTTTATTAAGAACAGCATCAGCTCAGTAGCAGCTATTGTTAAAAATATTTTTTTCACTAATTGTTGTTACTCTCCTTCAATCATTTTTCTAATATTTTCAACTGCATCATCTTCGATTGCTTTAATTTCAGTTGTCATTGCCGTAATTTTTTTACTGTGCTTATTTTCAGCGATGTATCCTAAACAAATTAATGTATTAAAGATTTCCTGAGCATAATCCCTTATTTTCTGCAGTCTTTGCAGATCATTAAATTCTTCATAAGTTATCTTCATTTTGCTACTCCTTTTAATATTCGAATCCACCAAAATAATAATGATCTTTGTGGATAGCAACTCTTGTAATTTTCTTCTTTTTAAATATCCTTCTAAACTGTTTTACTGCATTTTTATAGGCTGTTTCCCTTGTTTCTGCATAAATAACTAAGGGTAGTACAATTACCTCACTTTCTATGTAGACATAATATTTAAACATCTTCTACAAGGTAATACTTACCTTCCAAAACACCATTGTGGCACAACCATACGGGTAAATAGATCGGCTTTATTTTCAACAACCTGCTAAGCTCATCACTCCATATAGAACCGCACACATTTGTAACATCATTAATATCCAACAATAGATACTTAACCGGCGGTTTTGGCATAAATATCATCCCTTTCTAAGCATCTTCATTTTGTTTTAAAATACTGCTTTTGAAGTTAAATTTTCTTCTCCACCCTTCAACAAAATCTAAAACCTCATTAACAGCAGTGCAGTTATTTTTTCCTCGAAGCTGCTTTATTTCATTTTTACTTGACAGTTCTAATGTGTAAAACGGACTGTTTACATCATCACGCTTTCTAATAAGAAATATACTAGTTTCTCCACTGGCATACCTTTTATCATATGTCCTTACGCAGTGATTAAGTTTTGCACTTTCATTTATTAGATCAGCGATTGAATTCGCTGGTGTAATAACAAAATCATCATCAGCAAATCTATATTTAGATAACTCGTTGCTTACCCTTTCTCTAATCATCAGATCATCTTTAGCAGATTTTTTTGTCTCAATCTGTATCATTAATCTGTCGTGAGCTTCTCTTATGTTATCGGGATACCTGTTACTGTGATTCATCGGAAGTCCCAGTTCTTCACAGAATCTGTAATAATCTTTTATTATGTGCAAAGAAGTACCCTGCATTTTAAAATAGTCAAATGCATAAACACTTATATTAATATCCGCATATTTAATTTTTGATATTTCGATAAGTTTTAACAGTTCATTAAAATCACTGCGGTCCTCTATCTTAAATTTATATATCAGATCTCTATACTTTTTGAATTCCTTTAGCGGGATATGCAGCTTTTTCAAACGCTCGATATCACATTTTTTTATGCCCAGAATCTCAGTTCCTTTTTTAGACCATCTTAGTACCCTTAAATCGTCCTTGAGAAGATAAGACAAGCCTATTTTTGATATCATTTCAACCTCCGGATGTTTATCATAAATGGACAGATATTCAAACAGTTCATCAATGCTGTAAACACTGTATTCAAATCCACTGTATTTATAAACAGAATTTTCAAGCAGTGAAGCCAGTTCACCGGCAGACGTATGTATAAAATAGTTGCTCCTTTTCCAGCGCTGTCCATAATACATGCTGCCTTCTGTACTTACATCAAAAGTCCCAATCTTATGAATCTGCCATTCATTATTGTTTCGATAATCGAAAGGATATGAGTAATCATATGTCCAGCATTTGATTCCACCACCCATAGAAGCATAAAGTCTCCGTGTTAGCTGGTAGCTGCATCCAGACAGTTGCCTTTTAACCTCAAATATATCTGTAACTTTCTCTTTATGTAGCCATCTTTGCGAAATATAAAAGGTACGGCATATAATCCGATTTTTCCATTTTTCATAAACTGCAACATAGAATCCGTAAACTTCAGTATCTTTTTTTGGGCGTTTCCAGGATGGATCATCATCACTTATCATATATTCTTTAAAATCCGTGGCCTTGTACTGTTTTAATTTCAATTTTGACAGTCTGTTTAGTAATTTGTCACTTTCACTTAATTTATTTGCCATATAATCAACCTAATCGAAGAGTGACATCTGTGCTCTTTCCATATCCTCTTTATGTTTTTTAGCTGCTTTTTTTAACTCTTCTCTCTTCTGTTTTTTTACTTTTTCTTCCTCCCGGATTTTTTCAAGTTCAGCCTTTACCTTTTGATTGACAATTGCATCAATATCTTTTACATGCACCTTAACATCTTGTTTCTTTGGTATTAATCTTGACAGTTCCGCGCTGCCGTCTGCATTGGTAGTAAAATCCTTCTTTCCAATTTCAAGATTATCTTCATCAAAATAGTGAACAGCAAGTGAGTATATTTCATCATCTTCACCGGCAGCATAACCAGTAACGCCCTCTTTTACGCTCCGCTTTGATATCTCAATTAAAATATAATCAAAACACTCCTTTAAACTCTTATTTTGATTATTTAATTTATCCTCTAAATCATTTCTTGATAAAAGATAATTACCTATTTTTTTTATCCATGGATTTTGAGAAGAATCCATTTCCGCTTTGATTTTATCCATAAAATCCCTCCTTTTTCCTAAAAATGGTGCAAATAAAAACAGTACCCTAAAAACACTGTTAAAAACCTATATATTTTTTATTATCCCGACGATAAAATCGAAAATGATACCTGAAGCTCCCGCAGCTATAAAACCTACCAAAATTATAATTAAAACGATCGTATAGAAACCTCTGGCATTAAGTCTATTAATGTACTTTTCCATTTTCGATATCCTTTATCAGATTATCGATAAGACATGCGCTTACAGCTGCGACTGCGGCGTATACAGAAACTTCAAAGCGGACATATTTTGCAACATCCGGATACGCTTCGATAAGCTCCTCTAAAGTGTTAGAATCGACAACCCGTTTTATTTCATTTAAACGTTCAATAATTTCTTTATCCACCTTTGACACACTCCTTTTTATATTCTATAATTAACGTGGTTTCATTTATTAGCTGCTACTGGACATAGCAGCTTTTTTCATGTGTTTTTCATGTGCTGTTACTGTTTCAACATAATTACTCATGCGTTCGCCACGATATTCTCTTTGAAAATCTAGGATTTCTTCTTGGCTAAATTTCCAACCTTTTCCTAAAAAAATCGGATTAAGCAAGCCTAAATCAATAAAAATGTTTAGCTGTTTAGTAGAAATTCCTAAATCTGTCTTAACCTGCTCGAATGTAAGCATTGCTGTAGGTCTCATATATATCCTCCTTTTTGATTTATTTTTCACCTTTGCTATAAATCAATTAAAAATAGAAATTGATAATGATATTGAATTTAATATTGAAATTAATAGCCATACAAACTTAAGTAATAAATAGGCTTCTACAAAAAATGCTATTTGTGTAAAGTATCTTGACAGTTCGTTGAGATACTTTATTGTTTCTTCTACCTCTGTATTAAAATCTAACTTTGTATTTATGTTTCTTCGAATTTTTATATGTTTTCGTATGAGCCCAACAAATAGCACTGTATATATCATCAAAAATAATATTTTCATGTGATTCCTCCTTTTTTGATTTATTTTTTACCTTTGCTATAATTTAGTTATCGGCACTGCAATGTCGAAATTCAAATGAAAGTGAGGTGATGCTATAATGGCAAAATCCAATATTTCTTTTAATGGATTAGATGACTTAATGACTGATCTTGATAATATTTCAAAAAATGTATCAAATAATTCAAAAGAAGTTCATCTGCTAATTGATTACGAATTGATTAAAAAAAACATATCGAATGTTAATTGTATTTGTAAAACAGTTTTTGATGATTCTTCATCTAAATGTGATATTGAAAATTTCTTTGCTAATGCCTATACTGACATTTTGGCAGCTAATTTATTATCTTCGAATTCAGATGCAGTTAAAATATTTAACGATAAGTTTAGTCCTTATGCGAAGATTGAATAATATCTACTTCAAGACGTGTATTATTCAATTTCTCGATGATATCCTTCAATTGCTGCAACAGTTGAATATATTCATCGAGATTTTTTACTTTTATTTGTAACCCTGTTTGATATCCCATTTTATTCACCCTTTCTTGCTTAAATTTTTAGAAGTGTGCATTGATTAATGCATGCTTTTATTCTTTAATTTATTAACCTCATTAATTGTAAAATCACACGTTTTACGAAATTTATCTTCAATATCCAATAAGTGCTTTATCAATAACAAATGTGTTATCAAATAAGAAATTGCTACACTTATTGTTATACTAATTAATATATAACTCATTCTACATTCCCTCGTTCACACTTGAAATTTCAATCTGTAGATTATGATCCGGTCTCCATCCCTGCAGGTATTCTTTTGCCTTTTCAAAGTCTATCTTTAGGGTATCCCTGTAGCTTGGAATCTTGAAATAATCTTTATAATCTCTCCAAAGTTGACAAAATACCTTATGATGAAGTTCTAAATATGCTTGACTGTCTTTACCTCCCAAGACTCTAACTGCTGTTGCACTCGCGATTTTTCTTAGTGTGTACTGCTTTCTACTGTCTACAGTAGTTGTGTTTTCTAGATTAGTTACTCGACTGTCAATATGTTCAACCTTTTCATCTACTTCCATTAGTGCAGCGTTTTGAAGTTTTAACATTTGCATCGGTGACATAGATCTAACTTTGAAATACGTTTCCTCTAATACATCAAACTGCTTCCACGCTTGATCAGTATCCAAAATCTTACTATGACGATTTGCTCCACGTTCGGTCCATAAATACATGCTTCTGATTTTTGATTGATTTTGTAAGTGACTATTAGTCACCTGCAAAAATTCTTTAAGCTGTTCGCCTTTTAATAAATAATAGTCACGTCCCTCATTAAAACGTTCTTTATTTCTCTTGAAATTCTGTTTAATATTTTCTGTTGAAGTCTCATAAACTTCTGACAGTTGCTGAGTTGTTAAAACTCTAATTCCTTCATGTTCAATAATTTGTAAATTATTCATAAAATCCTCCTTAGACTATTTTTTATGTGTTAAAACATATATACATATAAATTCAATAAGTACACAGAGCAGTAAAAATAAGATTATCCAGATCATATCAATTACCTAATTTCTTTATCAGCATATACATCAGTAAATCACGATTATCGCATTCTTTAGCCAGTGCAATCATTAGTCTGTATCTGCTTAAATTTGTTCCAATCAAATCATCAAAACCATTTATAAAACCATTTCCAAGATTTAGGCTAAGCATTGTTTTAGCCAGCTTTATTTGACACCAGTTATTACATGAAAGATTAGATTTCATGTAATCATCAAATTCAGCTTCTGTTTCTATAAGTTTATAGTTACCCTTTTCTTTAAATATTTCCTTTGGTGTCTTAACACTAATGACCTCATATTCTAAAATATCTTCTGAATCAATAAACCATCTATCATCATGAAGTTTAAATTCAATAATCTTTTTTGCTTTTCTCTTTTCCTGATTCACTTTACGTTCAACACACTCATCATAAGTGTTAGGAAATTTATCATCACAATATCTAATAATTTTGAAGTTATCTTTATGATTGGTTTCAATAATTTCATCTTTCTTTACTGTTATTGAAAAACCATACCAACCCGATTTACTATAAATGATGGTGAATTCATCCTGATCAATCAAATTCTTTTGTTTTTTTATCATATAATTAGTCCTCACTTTTTGATTTATTTTTCACCTTTGCTATAATTTAGTTATCGACACTGCAATGTCGATAATCAAATGAAAGTGAGGTGAAATATATGCCAACACCAGTTTTTAATTACTTAGCAACTATAATTTCCGTAATCTCTATAATAATTGCTACAATTTCTAGCTATCAAACATACCGAAATTCTCAAACAAATATAAGACCATATGTCTATCTCTACCTTGTATCTACAAAAAACGGAACATATGTGAAAATTAAAAACTTTGGAAAATCAAATGCTAAGTTAAAAAAATTTTCAACAAATGTAGATTTAGCAGAATATAAAAGCAAAAGTAAAAATAATCGTAACTTTCCGTATGTAGGATTGAAAGATATAACAATAGTCCCTGGATCTTCTAAAGTTGCCATTATAGATAATCAATATCTAAACAATGGTAACTGGCTTCAAGTTGATTACACAGATTCAAAAAATAAAAATTATTCGTTTAAATTGGAACTAAATACATACAATAAATATGCACTCGTTAGTGAAAATGATTTTGATATTATCGATTATTAATCATCAATAATATTAGAGTCACAATATAATTTATCTTTATACCCCATCAGTACCTTAATATCCATAAGGTGCTGATTTATTTCTTTTAGTTCCTTAATAACTTCACTTTGTAATTCCTTTTTTAACATTAATTCAAACGCCTCACCATCAACAATACCACCACTTTCTAATACTTCTCTTGTCGGATGTTTTATCATCTAATGTTCCCCCTCTCTAATTTTCTTTTTTTGAACAAGTGGCTAATTTAATACCTTCTATCATCCATTTAAGACGCTCTGAAATTTGAGGGTCTTTTTTCTTTAATTCACTTAACATAATAGCTATCTCAATAGCATCCTGTTGAGCATCTCTAAATTCTTGTGCTGTCATATATTCACCCCTTTCGTGAGTTAACCCCTCAAACCTGTATACCATTTTAATAGGGAGAGGGGTAATGATATACAGGTTTCAAAGATTAACAAATGTTAATTTATTCAACTTACATACATATAATAGTTTATTAATTATACTTTGTCAATATAAAATTGTTGAATTAATTAACTTTTTAATATATACTTATTATCGAAAGGAGAATGATATATGAATTCTATAGACTATAGAATTAAACTACTCAGAAAAACATTGAATTTGAGCATGGAAAAATTTGGTGAAAAAATAGGATTAACCAAAGCATCAATTTCCAAAATTGAATCTGGTATTACACCATTAACAGAAAAAAATATTAAACTAATATGCTCAATTTATAATGTTGATTATTTCTGGTTGACTGAGGGTACTGGCGAAATGTTTGTTGAATTTCCAGATGTGGCGATTGATATGATTGTAGATGATTACAAACTTGATGAAACTGATCGTATACTTATAGAAACATATCTGAATGCCAGTGCTGATGAGAGAAAATATTTAAAATCTTTTTTACAAACGTTTGCGAAAAATTTAGAGAACAAAAAAAGAGAGGACAAAGATTAATTACTTTGTCCTCTCTTTTTGTTAGTGATTGGAATATATTTGCATTGTAACAGCATAAACTTTTTTTATTCCCAATAATTCCATATCTTCCAACATTTTAAATATTTTTCTTAAGTATAATATTTTTGCTGTCATAACTCCTCCCTCTCCTTGCTATCCATAAATCAATTATATGTCTAAAAACACAATAAAAAAAGGGAAAACAGCATAATTCCCATATATGGGAATTTTATTACGTTTTTACGAATTTTACTTGACTTTTGAATCAAATAGGTCTGTAATTTTAACGTCCAACGCTAAAGCTATCCACTCCATTTCTAGCATATCAGGCCAAATTTCCTCACGTTCATATCGGCTAATAGATGATTTACTTATCCCGGTCAATTTTGCTAATTCAATCTGCGTTAAATTTCTTTTTTTTCTGACTTCTCTTATTTTTAATTTCATAAACATAGTATGTTTATTTTAACAATATCTTATTCATCGTTAAAAATTGTAAAATTATGTATTATAATATTATCGTGATACATAATATCACAAACAGTTTTTATGAAGGGAGACAAGAAAATGAAAAAACTGATTGAAAAATTAAAAAATTTCTGGGGAAAGGGGAAACTGCAAAAAGGTATTGTAATAGTTGTTGTTTTAATGATTATTGGACTAGCTGCCGGTGGTGGTGATAAAGATAAAAAAACAAGTAATCAAAGCAAAACAAAAGATACAAAAATAACTTTACAAGAAGAACTGGCAAAAAAATATAAAGTGGACGTTTCTATTATAAACAGTTTATTTAATGCGTGTGATGCTATAGGTATGAAAACAGATGACATGAATATTAAAAAATTTGAAAACAATGATACTAATAGCATGGTTTCAATTGAATATGAAGACTATTTATTTAATGTTGTTATAACCAGTGATGCTAACGTAACTGGATTTTCGAGTGGTACAATTGAATTCTATAAAGATGGTCAAGCAATACAGCAAGTAAAAGATAGAATTCTTACAAGTGAAGAGAAAGCTACACTTAAATATCAAGCTGAAAAAGACGTAAAAGCAAATCTGAAAGCACCCTCAACTGCTGAATTTCCCGGCAAAATTATGGAAGCAGATGAATGGGTGATTAACAAAAATGGTACTGTATACACTGTATCATCATGGGTGGATGCTGAAAATAGTTTTGGTGCACAAATTAGAAGTAATTTTATCGTGACATATAACTGGGATGGCAACCCTGATGTTAATCCAACAGTTACTAATGTAACTATTAATTAA